TAGCTTTCCGTAACCCAGACTTTGATTAAATCGCAGTATGGCACCGTGACCGGCGTGAAGTCTGGCAAGATCGCGCAGATTAGCATCAACTGGAAAAGCGCGAGCACTGACTCGTGGGGCGGTGGACAGTTCGGTACAATTCCGGAGGGTTGGAGGCCTGCGGTCGTCACACATGGCACGTGGTCGGGGCGTGATGGTGGCAGCCAGCGTGATTTCATTCTGGAAACGAATGGCAATTTCCGTTATGTCAATCGTGGCGCGGGGCAGAACAGCGGCACGTTCTCCGGGACGATGACCTACATTCTCGCCTGAATAGCTTTCCGTATCCCAGCAGTGGAAGCCTCCATACACGAACGACACCCTCACTCTATGCCGCGTCGGACGTATCGTCACGATCAACGGCAACGTCAAGTTCACCGGCAGTGGCCAGCAGAACTACTCGACGGCGAATGAGACCATCCCAGAAGCGTTCCGTCCGCTCGCCAACATGAGCATCATCGCGTTTCCGTCCTGCGGTTTCAGCCTGCTTGTCGAGCGTGGCGGGAAGGTGCAGATGCTGGGTGACCCGAAATCCGCTTACTCCACGGCGCACGGCTGTTGGATGGCACTGCAATAGCTTTCCGTAACCCTCACTGCTACCTTTAAGTTTCAGGACACAGGATCGTTTGTTGGCGCCCTATATGGTGGATCCAACACGATTACCGTCAAGGGCAACATGCTGTATGTCGATTTGAGCTCTTTCAAATCAACCGTCGAAGTCTCGAACTATAGGGTCTGGTTATATCAGTCAGGGATACGTCCATCGGCCACAATTGGACTGGGATGTGTTGGATCAAGTCTTGCGGATCCGCGCTACAACAAGCAAGCGAATTGGAATCCAGATGGCAGTATTACGTTACTTGGCGGGGTTGGCAGGGAGAACATTCTGATGCAGCGTTTTTCCATGCCGATTCCTAGTGGAGTGACGTTCTCCTAGACAAGTGGCACCGTGATACAGCCTTCGACCCATCCCCCGTTTGCGCTTACTGTCATCTTTCCCGAGGAACGCAAGGCGATGGTGTGCTGCGCCACCTGCACTTCGACGCCATGCAATCCGATGCTCGAATTGGATATTGCGGCGCAATGCACCTCGAAAGCCGCCTCCAAACCGGCTGGGAGTGTGAAAAGCGGGGATGTCTCCCATTCTTTCGCCGCATTCCAGTCGCTACCGACTCGGATTGCGTGGAATGCGACGATCAACAGCTTGCCTACCAGCGCGGTACGGTAATTCACGTTCCAATTCTGGTTCGATCTGGTGAGGGTTACGGAATCCCACAGCTGGCTCATCGGAGGCAACTTCTTGACAAGCATGACAGGAGTTCCAGCGGTGATGCCACTGATTGGAATGCGGGCGATCGGAATCCATACGGTGCCGGAATTGTTCAGGATACTACCCGACGGCACCGTGGGGTCAGCCGCCGTGCCACTGGTGGCGGTGCCCTTCAGCACCGCGAGCGCGATCGTTTCGATGTTGTTCGAGTCTCGCGTGTATTTCACGCAGATTAGGTCGTTGCGGTTCCGTCCTGTGACTCCGCTTTCGATGGTGACGGTTTCCGCCGCGGTGACGCGTGCGTATCGTCCTTCGATCACAAGGTTGAGGACCGGGACGAGCGCCTTGTTTGCTGACTGCATGGTCACGGCGGGGAATTTGCCGTCGCCGCCTTGCAGCAGGTAGTTGCCGTTTCCGACCAGTCCGGCCTGCATGGCTCCTTGGTCGCTGGATGTGATGTGCGGAGCGCCGGCCTTGCCGGTGATGAGATTCATGGTCATGGTCATTCCTTCCTATCTGTTGTGTTGTTGAGGTATGCGGCGTAGGCGGCGTCCTGCGTGGCTGCCAGCGCTTTGAACGTCTGCCAGCATGCGGTACAGACGAGCGCGCCCTGTGCGACTCCGTCGACGGTGGTGTGGGTGATGTCGTGCCAGTCGCTGGAGGTGCGTGGGTCACCGTCGGCGAGGTATGCGGAGGCGTGGCATCGGTCGCAGGTGTATCTGGTGATGTTCGTGGTTCGTGCCATTGATGTTCCTTTCTCTTTCAGGCTGTGCGCTGGTAGATGTGTCCCGGAAGGATGGTGTTGCATTCCTTCCAAGTGCCGCCGTAGGTGGTTCCCGGATTTGTTGTGGCGGTGGTCCAGTAGAGGGAGCCGACCGGGTGGGCGGCGATGAACGCCTGGCTTGCGCTCATGCCCGTCTCGCCCTTGTCGCCCTTCGGGCCGACGAGGCTTGTGTTCGAGACTGGCTTGAACGTCACGTTTTTCCCGGTGGCTGTGATCTGTGCGTACATCAGGTTCTTGCCGCCGTTGGTCATGGCGAAGAAGTATTCGCCTACGACCGGAGCACGGTTGAAACTGAGTGTCTGCCAGTCAAAATCCGAGCATGCGGACGTCCAGTATCCGGATAGTATGCGTGTGATGATCAAGGCAGGCAACCCGGTCTCGCCGCGTTGGCCGGCCTCTCCTTTCGCTCCGGTGGCCCCGGTCGCGCCAGTGGCGCCGGCAGGGCCCTGCGGTCCTTGCACTCCCTGCTTGCCTTGCGGCCCGGTGTCGCCCTTGGGGCCTTTGACGTTGCCGAGCAGAATCTTCGTCATATGCGCTCCTTACTTTCCGTCATTGATCATGTAGTACAGGTCTCCCGTCGCCGGATCGTAGGAGACTGGAGCCGCCGACGCGGTGGTCGTATCCGCATACACGGCGTACAGGTCTCCGTTCGGGTCGACCTGCAGCGTGAAGAATCCGGAAGTTGGCGCCGTCACGCCGCTGGCACCCTGCGGTCCTGTCGGCCCCTGTGGGCCCTGCAGTCCCTGCGCACCTTGTATTCCCTGCTTGCCTTGCGGCCCGGTGGGGCCTGTTGCTCCGGTAGGTCCGGCAGGACCAGTCGGACCTACCGGGCCAGTGGGACCGGTGGGGCCTCCTTCTCCGGAGGGGCCGACATCGCCTTTGTCACCCTTGTCGCCCTTCAGCCCTTCAGGACCTTGCGGGCCGACGTCACCCTTCGGACCCTGCGGGCCGACAGGGCCTTGCGCTCCGATGATGGACTGCCTGGAAACCGTCTTCCCTTGGAACTGGCCGCCGGATTGCGAAACGCACTGCCAGATGATGCTGTATTTTCCGCCACCTGACAATGCGGTCGAATATTCATTGACGAGTGGTGTTCGGTTCAACCATTCGCTCACGTTTCCCGTGAATATGGCGCCTGCCGGATATTCGCCAACGAGTATCTTTTTCATCACGAGCGCCGGAAGGCCGACGTCGCCTTTAACGCCCTGGACGCCTTGCTTGCCTTGTGGGCCAGTGTCACCAGTATCGCCCTTAGGTCCTTGGGGACCGACGGCTCCCGTATCGCCTTTCATTCCTTGCTTGCCTTGCGGCCCGGTGTCACCGGTATCGCCCTTGTCTCCTTTGGGGCCTTTGATATTACCGATTAGAAGCCTGGTCATTAATCACCTTTCTGGTATATCCACATACAGGTCGCCGCTCTTGGGATCCCAAGTGAACGATGGTGGGCTCGTATTATCCGGATAATTCACATATAGGTCACCGTCGCCTTCCATGCTGAGTGTGAAGAAGCCGTTCGAGGGAGCGGATATGCCGCTGTCGCCCTTTTCACCTCTTTCGCCCTGCGGACCTTGGATGCCTTGGACTCCTTGTATTCCCTGCTTGCCTTGCGGACCAACCGGTCCGACCGGTCCTTGCGGGCCGGTGGACCCCGTTAGACCGGTTGGACCTGCGGGGCCTTGCGGCCCTGTAGGACCGGCCGCTCCAGCGTCGCCCTTCTCCCCGTGCAGGCCCTGCAGACCTTGTGGCCCCTCCGGGCCTGCCAAGCCCTGTGGACCGCGTTCACCGGCCGCTCCAGTCGCTCCTCTGGACCCGGTATCACCCTTCTCGCCTTTTTCGCCTTGCGGCCCCTGATCGCCTTTCTCACCTTTTGGCCCCTGCGCGCCCTGACCGCCTGTCGGAAGCCCCAGGTTCAGGGTCTTGTCGCTGCCATCTCCGGTAAGCGACGCGCTGGCCTGCGCGCCTGGTGCGAGCGTGTCCACCGAACCGATTCTCAGGCCGGTGATGTAGTCGCCTTTCGGCTGCTTGCCCGCCAACGCCGTATTAAGCGCACCGATGTCCTGTCTGGTCACGTCGGCGTTGAAGGTCCAATTATCAAGCTTGAGGCCGGCTCCCGCGTAGTAGGCGTGTCCGCCATCCCCGATGGAGGATTCTCCGCTGTTGCCGCCGGCGCTGGCGCCTCCGGATTCGTAGGTGACGGTGAGCACGCCTCCCGAAACCTTGACGATCTTCTTGGAGATCTCGGCAGTGACGACGAGGCCCGTGTTGTTGTCACGGCCCGTGACCAGGTCGCCAACGTCCGCGTCGATACCGTCAGGAATGTCCACGTCGATGGTGCTGGTGTTCCGAAGTTCCTGGAATTTCTGCCTGCCCTTGTCCTCGAGCTCGTCGGCTTCGGCGTTGGACAACTCGTATGTGGCGGTGCGTTCGTCAATGCCTTTGAGGGTCTGCGTGTGGCTGAACGTGCCGTTCGCGTCGGCGTACCAGTGGATGACGGTACGGTCCTTGAGTTCGCCCTTGCCCAGGCAGATGAGATGGTTGATCGGGTGCGCCGCCTGTTTGGCGGTGAAGTCGATGAGGTCCGAGTCGATGCTGTCGCCGATCGTGCGGACGGGCATGGCGCTCATGGATACCTTGTCGCCGTCATTACGCAACCGGAGTTTGAGTCCGCTTGCCCTGAGCATCTTGACCAGACCGCTGTACAGGTCCACGTACCGGTCGAACTGGCAGGTGGTCTTGTGGTCGGCGCTTTCGTCGGTGACGGTGAACAGGCCTTGCAATCCCGCACGGCTGACGAGCGTGCGCATGATGACGGGAATCGTGCCGGACAGGGTGAGGTAATCGTTGTTCCCGTCCGGTTCGATGATCTTCGAGGCGAGCACTCCATGCCAGTCGCGGCCATGCCATGTGACGGTGGACAGGCCTCCGTCCACGTCGACATCCGTGTCGTCGATGATGCCGCCGTACTCGGTGCCGTCGATCATGATGCGGCTCCCCGCCTTGAGCGCGGCGTCTTCGACCTGCAGGTCGAAGTCGTTCTCCCCGCTACCGAACGCGAGGTCGAGCGTGTATGAGGCGTGGCTCGCCACGGGTTTGCCTGTGGCGTCGGTGACGATCAGGTCCATGGCGGTTCGCTCCTTTCCTCGCAGACCGTCAAGTCGAATTGGAATCCTCCCGGCCAGCTGATCGGCTGTGTTCCGGGCGCGAGCGGTTGGAACACGTACCGGCCGGAATCCTTGCCCGACCCTCGCACGGCCTGCGCGAAGCAGTTGGTGGCGAGCCCGGTGCCGCTGACCATGGTGACGGTCCTGACATCGCCGGTGCCGTCGATTTCCAGACGCGAGCCGGATGGCACGGTCACGTCGACCTCGTACCGGTTGTTTCCGATGATGACGTACGGTTGCGCGCATGGTCCGAATATCGTGAGCTTGACCGGCTGCGGGATGGACGTGTCGTTGACGATCTCGGCACCCAATGCCATGCCGGCGAAATCATGCGGATAATCATATGGATAGTCAAGGTCGGCGGTGCCAGAATCGTATCGCGGCGTGAAATGCGTCATGGTCGGACGGCGCCACACGCCATCGGCCAGCACGATGGTCAACTGCGTCTCGACCATCGTGGGCGTGATGGACTGCGGCTCGCTCTTCGCGATCCACGCCCTGGTCTCCCATTCGCCGTCGGCGACGAGCGTGCCAGGCGTGCCGGCTGCCATGTCGGCGTCAGCGAGACGGCGCAGCAGGTCGAGCGTGGCCGGCGAATCATGGATCCTCACTGTGACGTTCGTTTCGCGTGTCTTGCGTGTGACGCCGGTCAGACCACGCGAGGCGAGTCTGTAATCCCATGCGCGGCCACGCAGTCCGGTGAGCGTCTCTCCGTACAACGGCCCCTCGAACCCAATGGATTCGCCCGTCTCGCCACACACGTAGCTCAGAGTTCTCATGCCACGCTCCTTACGAGTCTCGCAAAGTCACGTTGGGTGAACGGTCGATCATCGGACAATGCCTCTTCAACGGTTTCAATCAATGCATCCATCCTGCCGACGATGCTTTCCAGGAGCCTGTCGGAATCCGATGGCGTGTCCGTGGTGACGTTCAGCCTGCCGGTCTTCGACCAGTCCGCGTCGGAGAGGCTCATCGTGGAGACGAGCGAATCCATGGAACGGCTGACCACATGCGCGGAATCGTCGATGCCCAATGCCATGCCACGTCCGACCATCACGCCGACCTCGTCGCGGAACACACGCGACGGCGAATGGATACCCAAAGCGTTCTTGGCCTTGTCCACCAAGCCAGACAACGCGTTGGTGATGCTGGAATACAACGAGCCGACCATTCCCGTGATGCCGTTGATCAATCCCTGGATGATGTTGCGTCCGGCGCTGACGAGCCAGCTTCCCGCGCCGGACACCGCGCTCCGGACAGTTCCGCCGATCCCGCTCACGACGCTCCCGACACGGCCAACCATGTTGCTTACGGTGCCGACGATGCCGCCCCAGGCGCTCGACACGATGCTTCCGACGCCATTCCACAACGCGGCCCACACGCTCCGGATGGTCGAGCATGCGGCGGATACCACTCCGCTGACCATGCCGACTCCCGCGGCGACGACGCCTTGGATGCCGCCCCACACTGCCGACGCGATGCCCTGGATGGCCGACCACGCGGCGCTCCAGTTCCCGTTGACGACAGCGAGCGCCAGTTGGATGATGCCTTGGATGACGGCGAGGTCGGTGCTGATGATTGTGGTGATGATGGTCCATGCGCCTTGTGCGACGGTGGATATGGTGTTCCAGAGTCCGTTCCAGACCGTGCTGATGATTGTGACGGCGGTTTGGAAGATGGTTTGGATGTTCTGTATTCCGGCTTGCAGGAGTGGTGTGATGGTGGTGATGAATGTTTGGATGCCGGTGATGAATGTTTGGATGCCGGTGATGATCGCGGTGAGTGCGATCATGATGATGGGGCCGATTGTGTTCCAGACGTTTTGGAGGACGGTGGTGATGAGTGTCCATCCGGTTTGCCAGATTCGTTGGATTTGGCTCATGGTCTGGGTGATGAATGTTCCGATGGCTTGCAGTGCGGGTTGGCATGCTGTGCTGATCTGGTTCCAGATTCCCATGAACCATGTGGCGAAGCTGTTCCAGAGTCGTTTGCCCGTTTCGGTTTGGGTGAAGAACCATGCCAATGCGGCCACGACCGCACCGATGGCTACGACGAGCATTCCGATAGGATTCGCGTCCAAAGCAGCGCTGAACGCCAATTGCACGGCAGTAGCGGCCTTGGTCACCGCACTCCACGCCGATTGAGCGGTCTTGACGATGTTGAACGAGCCAGCGAGTTGCTTCAGACCGCCCGCCACACTTCCCGCGTCGGAGATCTTGCCAATCAAATCGAACGCGGCCGTAGCGGTCTTCTCCACACCGGAGGCAGTCGCGGAAATGGCCTTCAGTCCACCGGAAACTGTCTTCAGCCCGGCCGAGACGATATCCCAGCCTTTGACCGCGAGCAATGCAATGGTGATGGCTTTCAACGCGCCGGATACCAGTGCGCCGTTCTGCTGCGCCCACTGTCCGACCGACTGCAGCCAGCCTCCCACCGTCATGAGCACGCCGGTCAAAGTGTTCAACAGTCCGGCGAAGCTCTGCGCCGCGGAACTGGCGGTGCGCGCGCTGTCGTTGAAGCCGAAGGCCTGCGAGACCGCGGCCGCCAATCCGGAAACCAGCGAGCCCAATCCGGAGATGACGCCGGTCAGGCTTTCAAGGAACGGCTGCAACGCGCCCGTCTCGATGAACGTGTTGACGAACGTCTTCGCCCATCCCGCCGCGTTCGACAACGCCTGCGCGACCGAAGCGACCACTCCCGCGAGCGCGCCGGCGGTTGTGGAGAACATTGTGGCGGCTTCGCCGCCATTGTTGAGTCCGCCTATGAGTGATGTGATTGCGTTCCAGAGGCCAGTGAGTTGACTTTTGAGGCTGGCCGTCGCCGAGGCGAGCATCTGGAAGCCGGGGATGTTGGAGATCGTGTCGCCAAGGTTTTTGAGTTTCGCCTGTGTGGCGGGTATCGCGTTCTCGAGACCTTGTTGGAGTGCCGCTCCGACTTTTTGCAGGGTTGGTGTGACGGCTGCGGTGAATGTGTCGATGAGTGGGATGGCTTGGTTGAACAGGCCGCGTAAGCCGTCGAGGACTGGTGTGGCGGCTGTTTCTCCGAGTCGGCTCAACGCGGCTTTCACGTTGGCCAGGGCGCCGGTGAATGTGGTGCCTGCGGATAGTGCGGCGCCGCCTAGGCCTTCCTGCATGGCGTCGGCGAAGGTCTGGAAGTCGATTTTGCCGTCCGAGACCATGTCGGACACTTCGGCGCTGGTCTTGTTCAAGTGCTTGCCGAGCATTTGGAGGACCGGGATGCCGCTCGACATGAGCTGGAGCATGTCGTCGCCCTGGAGTTTGCCGCGGGCGGCGACGGAACCGAAGATCATGCCGATGTCGGTGAGGCTTCTGCCGCTGATCTGCGCGGTGTCGGCCACGGTCTTGAGGACCTTGGTGAGCTGGTCGCCTTCCTTGATGCCGGATGCTGACAGGCTGGCCGCGACGGTCGCGGCGTCACCCAATCCGAACGCGGTGCCTTTGACGGAGGCGAGCGCGTCGTTCATGATTTCGGTGACGCTGGCGCTGTCGTGGCCGAGGCCTTTGAGCTTGGCCTGCGCGTTCTCGATGTTGAGCGCTCGGGTGAAGCCGCCCTTGGCCGCGAGGGCGGTGATGCCGCCTGCGATGGTGGCGATCGCGCCGGTGCCGACCTTGCCGATCTTACCGAACGCGCCGCCGATTTTAGAGATGAGGGTGTTGGAGCCTTTCCTGGAGGCTTTGCTGACGGCGTCGCCGATGTCGCCTTCGATGCTTTTGCCGAATCCTTTGCCGGATGGTTCGACGTGGACGTATACGACGCCGATGTCCTGTGCTGCCATCGTGCTCCTTACTGTGTGTCGGGATTCCGATGGCGGTCGGGATCAGAGGTCGTCGTTGATGCGGAAGTAGGCTTTGAGCCGTTCCCTGTCCTCGCGCTGCCGACGGGTGAGGCTGTGCGTCGGTGCCGGCTGGCGGAGGGGATCGTGCCCGTGGTCGAACCATGGGCGTTTCTTTTGCTCGGGAGCGGTCAGCCATGCGGCCTGTTCGGCTCCGTCTGGCACGTAGACGGCGTTCTGCAACGCCATCCACGAGTGGCTCGTGTGGTCTTTGAGAATCTCGCGGGTCAATGCCCAGGCGAGTCCCCAGTCGGTTCGCGGGCGGGCTCCCTCAATCCATTCCTGGAAGCGTATGGGCCCGTATACCTGCCCGTACGCGCGGATCCAGTCGTAGGCTAACGCCGCGCGGTGGTTGTTCCAGAGGTGGGCGAGGTAAACGCTTTTGGGTCCAGTCCGGATTCGTCGGCCCACGCCTTCACCGTGGCGATGAGGTAGGCGATCGGACGTTCCGTCTTGCGTAGCACGTTCCAGAAGTTCGGCTTCATCGCCTGGAAGTATGCGAGGAACGCGGCCATGCACGCGCTGGTCTCCTCGTCGGAGAGCGTCGGCCTGCTCTTGACCAGGAGGATGGCCTGCACGAGTTCGATGGGCAGTTCCGCGTTGTTGAGGTTCGGCAGGTCGAGTTTCACGCCGGCGACCTCGAGGTGCACGTCGGGCTTGAGCTCCTCCGCGTCGGCAAGGTCCACGTCCACGACATGGTAGGTGTTATCGCTCATTTCGTCTCCGTTTCAGGGTTATCGGCGGTTATGGGTAATGGTCCCGTGCGGTCGACCGCCATCGGCCGCACGGGAAGAATCAATGGGTCACTTGGCGTCTTCGGTGACGAGGCCCCACGCGTGGAACTGTTCGCCGTTGGTGCCCTTGAGCATCTTGAACGTCATGCTGAAGTTCATGATCTCGCTGGATTTCAGGCTCACGTCGTCGCGGTCGCTCACCTTCGCGTTGGTGCCGTACAGGAGGAACGGACGGTCCTGCTGGTCGAGCGCGACCAGCACGAGGATCCATTCCTTCTTCAGGCCGGCTCCCTTGATGCTGATGCCGCCGTCCGAATCGACGTCCACGTCGAAGTAGGCCGACACCACATCCTTGCGGCCCTCCATGGCGGCGAGCTGCAGGGTCCAGTAGCCCGGATCCGTGTCGGACAGCACGATGTCGCCGTTGTGGGCCTTGTAGTCGGTGCTGTCGCCCGGTTCCGGATGCAGTACGGCGCCGTCCTCCGTGGAGTAGCCGATCGGCTTCTTGTTGGACGGCGGGGTCCAGGCCACTCCGGTCGGAGCCACGAACGTGCTGTCGCCCTTGGGGAACAGGAACAGCGCGTAGTTCTTGATCAGGCGCACGTTGCCTGCGGTGTTGCCGCTGGACACGTACCCGTAGTCGGTCGCGCCCTGCGCGGCCTGCGCGCTGGGCGTGGATGCCGCCTGCGCGGCGACGGTGGTTTTTTCGTTGTTGTCAGACATTCGTCTGCACCTTTCCGTTCTTCGCGTGTGGCGGCACGTTGTCTTTGGTTGTGTTTCAGTTGACGGTGACCTCGAGCAGGAGCACGCCGTACGCGCACACCAGCCTCTTGTCCTCGTCAGTCATGCGTACCGGCCCGGATTCCAGGGAGGCGTCGATGAGCGGCGCGACGGTTCCAAGCCCGATGATCTCCCTCGCGATGTCGGCCCACAGGCGTGCGGCCCTGTCCCAGTCGCCCGTATGGTCCTCTCTCATGCAGCGCACGCTCAGCCGCAGCCGCACGTACTGCGAGATTGGGGTGCTCATGCCTTGCATGGAGTCGGCCAGCGTGGCTTCGGTGAAGGGAGGTTCGAGGTCGCTTCGTTCGATGGTGTCGAACGTCACGTCCGGGAACAGTGTCCTCAGTTTGGGCAGGAGCAGGGGTTCCGTGCGCCGGGGAGTGACCGGGATGCTCATACGCGCATCCTTCCGAGCGTGTCCTCCAACGTGCCGTGCGCCTTCTCCACCGGTGCCGGGCAGATGATCGCCACGCCGCTGCGGTTCTTGCCGTCATGGTCGCGGACCATGCAACGGTCATCCTCTACGGCGGCCTCGGCCGCGTCCCTCATGCGCGAGCGCAATGTCTCGTTTTTGAGGACCTGCTGGCTGAATGCCTTTCGGTTGAACACGAATCTGCATCGTTTGGCCATGGTTTATCCTTTTCGTTCTCCGACGGTGATGACGTCGCCGATGTGGCTTCCGTGGAGGTTGTTCCACACTTGCGGTTTTCCTTTGACGGGCAGGAGGATGCCTCTGACTTTGATCAGGTCGGTGGCCTGGATGCCGGTCGGTTGGTTTCCGCGGATGTGGATCGTGTATTCGATGGTCTGCGGGCTGGCGTTCTCCTCGGTCTGGTCGGTGGTGGATGTTGGCGCGACCATCGCCTGGAACGTGCCGACGCGGGCGGGTTTGCCCTGGATGGGGTTGCCGTCCGTGTCGGTGGTGGACCGGCCGCGCCACACTTCGATGGTTTCCACTAGGACGTCTCCCCCGTTGCCATGTCGACGCTGAACGCGCGCTGAGCGTTGATGCCAAGGATGCGTTTCTCGTCGTCGCGCAGCCAGAGATCGCCGGTGGGCGCTCCGAAACTGTATTGTTCGCTGAAGCTGCCGGTGGTCTGGTTCATCTGCGTGATGCCGCCGGGAATGTCGTACGGGTCGGCCTGCATGATTCTGCGGACGATGTCGCAGGTGATCTTCGTCAGCAGGCGTGGCCGTTCTTCGCGGAGCCGCTGCCAGATGGGCGAGCGTTCCTTGATGTAGTCGGTCACGTCCGCGAGATGCGTGTCGGCCTTCTCACGTTCCTCGTCGGTGAGCTTGTGCCACCTCCGTTCGAGATCGTCGGAGGTGGCGAACATGTCCGGTTCGTCCGTCATGGTCACTTCTTGTCCGGCAGCTTGATCACCCCGGAGGCCGCGAGGCCGGTGATAGTGTCATCGAACTGTTTCGCCAAAGTATTGAAAGCCGTGACGAGCTTGTCGAATTCATCCTTGGTCGGAGCGGCTGCGGCGGCCTTGACGATGTTGCCGTCAACGTTGCCAATCGTCTGTTCGGGCGCGAACTGCTTGATGCCGCCGAGGGTGTCCTTGCCGGCCTCAGGCAGTTCGTAGGCACCGGAACCGGCGGAGAAGGCGGTGCCGTCAGTGTTGACAAGCCGCACCTGCGCGTCCAACGGGCCGACAGTGTGCTTTTCCTCGCCTGCGGGGTTGATCACAAGCGTCTGGATGGGGAAACTCATCGTTCACCTCACTTGGTCTTGAGCACGGCGAACGCGTTCGGGTCGATGACGGCGAACGCGTACATCGCTTCGGTACGGTATGCGATCTGGTTGTGGGCCTTCAGGTCCACGCCGGTCTGGTCCGGGTCGCCGTAGGCGATAATCTCGCTGGTCAGGTCGCGGACCATGCCCCATTTGATGAGGCTGAAGTCTCCCATGAACGCGAGCACCTTCGTCGGGGTCGAGGCCAGTCGTCCGTTGACGGTGCCAGAGGTCGCGGCGGTGATGCCGTCCAGGCTGCCGGCCTGCAGGTTCAGCGGAATCTCCGGATAGAAGCGCATGCCGGTGGAGGGGACGCGCAGCTTGCGCAGACGGGACGCCCAAGTCTTGGACAATGCCACGCCGTTGATGTCGTAGGAGTCGTTCAGCGCATCGGCCAGGGCGTCCACGTTGCTGATTTCGTCATCGCCGGCGATCACCTGCACGGCGGACGTGCTCAACGGGTTGAATCCGGAAAGCGCGGTGCCGGTCTTCGGGTTAATCGCATGGTAGATCACGTAGTCGAGCGCACGGCCAAAAGCGGCTGCCTGATCCGCCTGGATGCTGCGGATGATCTGCAGCTGGTTGTCCTCGTCGGCCCACTGGAGTTCGCTCGTGACGCGGGTGGTAGTCTGCACCTTGAAGCGCTTCGCCACGACGGAATCCACGGTCTGCTCGTAACTGTTCTTGACCGCGCCTTCGGCCACGACCTCGGCTTCGCTCTTGCCGTTGAACACGAGGTAGTCGGCGTCGGAGAAGATTTGCGGCGTGCTGGGGCTCAGGGACGCGATGGTGCTGGTGTCCTTGGCCTTGTTCACGATTTCGGTGGCCACGCTCACGGGGAGCTTGATCTGGTCTGTTTTCATCGCCATGATGGCTTGTCCTTTCAGTCGTTATCTGCCGAGGAGCTGATGGATGTACGAGAGCTCTTCGGCGTCCTTGTTGTTCTGGTGCGAAGGAGAGCCTGTCTGGTTCTTCACCCTCGGCGGCTTGGATGCTGGATGCAATGCCGCTCGCAGGAGGTCCGCATGCGCTTCGAGTTCCTCTTTGCTGCCGCCGCGGAGCAGTTCGGCCGGAACGTCCTTGTCTTTGGCGACTTCGGACACCCATTCGGCGTGCTGTTTCTCGGCCGCGGCGTCGTCGATCTGCTTGCGCAATGCGGCGTTCGATTCCTTAAGCTTGTCGATTTCGCTCTTTCCGGCGTTCTCCATCTCGTCGAGTTTCATGGCTTTTGATTTGAGCTCGTCGTAGTCCTTGTACTTGCCGCGCTCCTTCGCCAACCTTTTCTCGACGATCTGGTCGACCTGTTCCTGGGTGAACGATTTCGGCTCGCCGCCGTCGCCACTATCGCCGGAACCGCCCTCGTCCCCGCCGCCGTCGATGAGACGGATACGGGCCGGGAATCGGAATCTGTTGAACATACTGTGCTCCTTCTTGCTGTTTCCCGTGGATTCGAGTTCGACCGCGCCACGGTGCGCTGTATGGTCCTCCCACGCGATACGGCGCATGGTCGCCGCCAACCGGACCGGCTGGCCGAGTGGTGGATGCAGGATTCGCACCTGCGTGGCTGTGAAGCACCCGATTTACAGTCGGGTCCGTTCGTCTACTCCGGCAATCCACCAAAAGGTGATAGAATGGATGCGTAAGCGCCCTTGTTACCGCCCTTTTGGTAGTTTCAGCGGCGCTTACTTGATTCTCAGCAACTGTCCTTTTTTGTTCAGGATGTATACGATCCCATTCTTGAAACGATGGCTTTTCATGATGTTTCCGATGAGTTCCTCATCGCTCATGTTGTCGTTTTCTGAATTGTCGATAATCAGCCGTCGGCAATCCGGCTTTTTTGACGCGCTGCCCATATATCCGTCGATAGTGCGGAATTTGTCTGCTGATTGAGGCGTCTTGAGCTCGATGCCGCCTTCCAAATCAGACAAGCCGATCAGGAGCATACGCCCAGTGTCTGGATCCTTCGCTTCACGATGGTCGATCTGAAAGGCCGGGACGATTCCATGTCTGCGCAGTCTCTGGGCCGTTCGTATCTCCTGCGGTCTTGCCTTCTCGGTTTCCTCACGCATCTCATTGCTTGGGAAGCTGATCGGCGGCTCTGCGCCGCTGTGGAGCCATTCTCGGTCGCGCCAGCGCATCTCGGCGAGTATCTGGTTGCGTTTCCAGTTGCCGAACTTCTGGTCCGGCGAACTGCGGGTTCTCAGGTATTCGTCGTGGGTAAGACGATGCTCGATGGCCGTCTTGCATTGTTCCCAGCGTTCACTCATGCCGTCGGGGTCGAAGCCTTTGAGCTTCTGCCTTCCCCAGCTGCTGATGACATCACAGTGACAGTGGCCATTGTGGAAGGTGGGGCCGAAGTCAGCCGTCTCTTCACTGAGGTATTCGAAGCCACGGGTGGCGAGCATGACGCAGAACGCGCATGGATCACTGCCTCGTGGCACGCGCGCCCATTTTGGTTTTGTGGGGTCGGCACGCATGTCACGCATGGTCATAAGCCTGGCGGATGTGCTGACCATGTCACCAATGAGCTGCTGCCAGTCATCGATGGTCTTCAACTCCGGCCACAGACTGTCCACGCTCAATCCGGCATTGCTGCGTCCGGCGACGAGGTCGGAGTAGTTGAGACCATTCCAGTCAGTTCCGGAGAAACCGCCGTTCATGCGGTAGAGGACTTCGCTTGGATCAAGCAAATCCGGGTGTTCGAACTCCGGCAGATCCACTCCTGACTGCTCGGCCCATATAGCGCGTAGCTGGCTGAAATAATCGTCAGCCAGCTGCCCGGACTGTCTCGAGTAGTCCTCGACCACATCGCGCATGAACAACGGGTTGGAGCGGTACTGCGCCTCGATAGCGTCAGCCGCTTCGTCTGCCAATGCATCAAGGTCGGCGACGTATCCCGCATAGGCTTGGTCAAGCAGCCGTTGAAGATCTCTCCTGTTCGTCTCCGGTATGTTCAGGCTGTTGAGTTCCATCCTGAACCTCCTCGCCGCCGGCCGATGCCAGGCGAGCCTTTAGCTGATCGATCTGTTCCTTGGCGCGCTGGCGTTGCTGGTCGGCGCGTAAGCGGGTGATTTCCTCACGGCTCAGGCCGAGCCGTTCGAGTCCCACGTCGGAGTCTGCGTAGCCGGTGACCTTGTCGGCGATCTTTGTGAACGCGTCGGCGCGTGCCGCGTCGGAGATCTCCCTTGTGGGCGCCCATACCGGATGCACGTCGCGCATGGAATCCGGTATCGTGTTCGCTCCTTCGCGCAATGCCACGGCGATGCCCATGGCCCGTTTGAGTTCCCGTCCGAAGGCCACGTTCTGCTTGTCGGCGATGCGGGTCAGGCGTCGTTCGGCGGACGCCATCGCCTCGGCGCTGGTCGGATTGTCCAATGTGATGCCCAGATAGTCGACCGGCACGCGGGTCTGCGAGGCGACGAGCATGGCCATCGTCTTGAGCATGTCCGAGTGGGGTGTCATGGACGCCTGCTGCACCTGCTGCAGTTGGGGAAGGTTGCCGTCCTCGTCGGCGCTGATCGCGTTGATCGCCTGGATGAGGCTCTTCCACGTGTTATTGCTGAACGCGTCCCTGTTCGCTCCGATGAACCAGAGTTTTGGAACGGAATAGAATTCGGCAGACGCCTCCATGCGGACCACGGTACGGAATCCAGCATCGACAAGGCTCATGAGCGAACGGCTGATGCGGCTGTGGCCGAACGGACGGTCCATCTGCCTGTCGTAGGCGAGCGAGACGACCGTGGGCTGGTCGAAGTTCGTTATGATTTTCTCCGCGCGCCATGGTGTCAGGCGCCCCGAGCATTCGTAGACCTTGCCGGGTAACCATACGTTGAACGCGCAGATCCGCCCGTCCTTGTCGTCCTCGGTAATGGTCAATGCGGCGGCGAGGCGGTGGTTGCACCTGTCCCAGATGCCCGCGGACCAGTCCGCCGAACGCGGAATCATACTGATTCGTTCCGGGTCCTCCGGGTCTGCGGCAATGGTCAGGAAGCTGCATGAATGCTTGTATGCGGATACGATCAGTTCGGACGTGGCCACGTCCAGCTGGTTGTCCTCGAACAGGTCGGTGACGCCCATCGTGTCATCGCCGGAGACGCTGAAGCCTTCCAAGTCGCTCAGGTCGCTCAACGACCGGACGGCCAGTTCAGGCCATCCGATCATCGCCTCGACCTTGTTCTTGATCTGGTCGGGTATGGAGATTCCGAAGTCCTTGAACCGTTCCTTGCAGTCGTAGTAGGCTCCGCGGATCAGGTTGCGTGGATATTTCTCGCGCCATACGCGCAACAGTTCGTGGATGATGGGCATGTCCTCGTCGTCAACGCCGATGATGGCGCCGATGTTGCCGCTCGCGGTGTCGAGGTAGCTGCTGCCAGTGAATTTCGGTGCCGTGCTGATTGTGGTGCCGTCGGCCATGTAGAACACCATCAGACCATCACCTCCTGTCTGCGTCCGGGATGTCGTTTCGTGGTGAACGCGCCGTACAGGGCGAGCGTGGCGGATACGAGCGGCGTTATGTCGATATCCGAGCCGAGCTTGTTCCATGCGATCGCACCGGACTGGCCCAATGGGCGCGTGGTCGCGCCTTTGACGGCGGCGGCCAATTGCGGCTGGTATTCGTCCGGCGGGTGCCTGAGCGTTCCGGCCTTGAGCATGTCGAGGAACCGGCCGCATGCGCGGCCCATCTCCTGCATGTTCGTCACCGTGACCCTCACGTGCGCGGCCTTCAGGTCGGGCAGCAGGCTCATGGCGGGCGACTGCGCGTCGATGACCACGCTGGCGGTCTTCGGCCACCGTTCGGAGAGCCAGTCCACGGCCCACATGGTGCCAGCCTGCCGCGCGTCCTTGATGTTCGCCATCTGGATGACGGCCGAACCGTCCGCGTACCTTAACGCGGCGCCGATGGTCAGCACACTCCTGTCCGGAGGCATGTCGAGGCCGAAGCTCACAGTGCCGCCTTCGGGCACGTCGTCGATGGCCGCGGCCTTCCACTGGTCGGGACTGATGGCGTATGCGGTGGCGGTCTCGTCCCAGATGCCGAGCGCCTCTCGGCGGAACGAATCTTCGGCGAGGAGATTGCGCATGCGCAGTATCGCCTGTTCGCTGGTTCGTTTCGGGTAGCTGGGGTTCGCTTTCGCCCACGCGGTCCGGTCGTCCGGATCGCAGTCTCGGTCCGCGCCGAGCTCGACGTAGAGCATGTCGTCCGAATTGCCGGACAATGCGGTCGAGCGTTTCTCCTCGAACGCCTCGCACTGGTCTCCCGGCTTGGGTGGGTTGCCCATGAACACGATCAGTGGGTTAGGGCTCGTGTTCACGATCGGGATCAGGTTGTCCAACGCCTTGATGGTGAGGATCTGCGCCTCGTCGAACACCTCGATGTCTGCGGAGTGCAGGCCTCGGCCGAAGCCGTTCTCGCGGGCGCCGAACATGATGCGGCTCCCATTGGTGAAACGAATCTCCTGCTGGCCGTTCGCGCGTCGCACGTTCCGCACGTATCTGGACAGTTTCGGATTATGCGTCAGATCACACATGTCGGCGAATGTCTCGTCGGAGGTGCGCGTGTGGTGCGCGGTCCAGATGACCAGTGTTCCGGCGCGTCCGGCGCACAGGATGAATATCGCCGTGCCGACCGTGAAAGTTTTTCCGATTTGCCTGCAACTGGATAGCACCGCGCCTCCGGACCCGCATGCGTACTTGCCGTCGGAGCGTTTGGCGAACAGCAGGTAGAGGAAGCCTTTCTGCCAGAGATCGTAGTGGATTCCGGCCTTGACAGCCGCATTGTTGATCAGTTTGAAGTCGCTTGACGCGATATCTTCCGGCTGCACGAGCCGTTGGGCGATTTCAGACAATCGACGCTCCGGCATCCTCCGCCACCTCCGTCACGTCATCGTTCACATCGAACAGGCTGCCCGAATCCTCGGCCATGCGCATCCGTTCATCGAATTCGGCGAGCTTGCTGCTGATCGACGGCAACGCGTTGGCCGGCGTGGATGGATCATGCAACGCCTCGCGTAATCTTCCGACGATCTCACGAAGCGTGTCCTCGTGGGAGCCATCCATCATCCGTTCGAAGTTCTGTTTGTCGAGTTCCGGTTCCGGCTTCCGGTTCGTTTTCGTCGGCTTGGATACGAGCCTATCCGCTTCCGGTTGCGTAGCCCGGTCCTTTTTCCGACGATAATCGGCCTTCTGGCGGCAGGACTTCGAACAGTAGCGTTGCGGCCGCCCGTGGCCGGAAGGCTGGAATTCCTTGCCGCAGAGTTCGCACTTCATCGGCGCCTCCCTCGCTTTCCGACCTTTCGTTGTTTCCCCTGTTTCCGACGTTTGCATTCCGGGAGGGATATCGGCACTGCACCCGAGGCGACCACAAGGGGGTATGACCGGGTACCCTGCCCTGGTATCGGGTCAGATGCCGAACGTTTTGAACGGCATCGAGCTTGGTTTGATGTCCTGTTTGCCGGCCAGCAGCGCTCGTGCGTGTTCGTCTGTCTTGTCGCTCTTCATCCTGTTGCAGATGCGGTGCGTGAGCCTGCAGTTAGTGAAGCTGTATGGATCACCGCCGCGTGAGACCGGTATGAGCTCATCCACCTCGGCGCTCATCGGATGTGGTGTCTTCAATGTCTTGTCGACCGGCTTGCCGCAGATGGCGCACACATCATATGCGGCCAGCACTCTTGCCCTGAGCTGTCTGCGCCGCCAGCCGTTGCTGACGCGCTCGTTGCGCCGCTTGCTCATGTGGCCTCCCCACATGCATGAGCCCCGGGGCGCCGTGGATTTGCCGACGACTATCTTCGCCGTTGGCTTGCTGGAATGCCGGTATAGGGGCTCCCGTATATGGACACTCCCGTGTCTTGTAAGGGCTCCCCATCATCTGCGAATACCCCTCCCGGATTGTCAATACCCCTACCCCGGATTTGTTTCATGGGTGCCTTCGGCGGGATTCGAACCCGCGTCCACACGCGGCCACAAGGAAGAGAATCCAATAAAGACTCGCGGCCGGTACGATCTACCACTGATTCCTACGAAGGCATACCGGCAGGCGGATTTGAGCATCACCGCATCACGGAAGCACGGGATTGGCTTGCCTGCCACATTGGGGTATGTCCACTCTGACGGGGGAGTGGGCGGAGCGTGTCCGATATGCCGTTCGGACAGGACGGGACTGCAACCCAGGGAGTTAGGAGAATCCATGGCGGATATGAAAAGGGTTCAAACCAAGTCACCTCGGTTTGAACCCTCTAATCCACTGACAATTCTGCGTTGCACTTTCGATTTTGTCAAATCGAATCGCGGCGCAGCACCTGCCGATGCACGTCCGAAAGCCTGTACAATGGCCGTCCCTTATCGTTCTCACCGGCCGGCTGAAGCCTGCCACGCTTACGCCACGAGCGAATCGTATTCGCATTGCACTGGAACCCGCATTCGCGCAGCAGCTCAGCACACTCCCCCGCCGTGAACGCCCTGCCCGATTCGATGCACTCCCGCAGGAAACCCAATCGCACATCGACCACGCGATAAGCGTTGCCGCACACCGGACAATCAACGCTCACCGCGCCGACCTCCGCACTCAGCTCCACTCCACATAGAGGATTCAGGCACCTGCCGATGCCGTGCCTGGATGGTGGAACGTCGATGATGGCCAGCGTCTTGCGCGCCAACCGCTCCCAGTCATGCCAGATCAA